GATCGGTAGGGTCTCCTGGCCGAAGTCCCAGTGGTGGGCTGACTTCATCAGCGCACTGGCGAGGCCCCTGGCTGGGTTCCTGGAGGCGGCGCTCGGCTTGTCGCCGGCCTGGTAGTTCTGCACCATCGTGATCTCACCGGGATGGCTTATGTTCCGCTCCTCTCCAGGCCCCCTTCTCCAGTCCAGGCTGGCTGCCTCTTCGGGGTACTTGGGGTCCGACACGTCCAGGGCCGAGAGATGGTGCTCTCGCTTGGAGGAGGAGAAGTCCAGCATGAAGCCGCGGGCCAGGTGGGTGGCGAAGGGGTGAGCCATGCTCTCCATGCCGGGAATCGCCAACTGGTGAGGATGGACATGGTTGGCAAACTGAGTGCTGTTGAGGTTCTCGGGAGCTACCACCAACCCACCCAGCCTGTATTCAAAGTTGTGTACTGCCACCAATACCCGGTGCCGGTCTTGGGATCTACATCTCTTGTCGGGTCGACGTTCAGACTGGGCTGGAGGGCCACGTAGCGGTGGTTCTGGTAGTCGATGAGATCCTGGACCGCGTAGTTGCGAGTGGGATCCCAGGTGCCCTGATAGGTGTACATCTTCTGGGTCACATCGATCTCTGGCATCTCCCGCTGGGGCCAGGTGATGTCGTCGTACTCCTTCGACCGGTAGATGGGCACGAGCCTCTTGGTAGTGCGCGACACGCGGCGTAGCCGGCTCTGGGTGATGCGGTAGAGGCCCACTCCCAGGGCTGCTGACAACGCCTTGTACTGGGCGTCGAGGGCATCGATCATTCGCATGATCTGATTCCATGACTGGCTTATGGGAATGGTGACCCCGTCAGGGGTGTGGACATCATGTTGCTGTGCGAGTCCGGTGGCGATGTCCCAAAGCGCCATGATCGTGACCAGGATCGAGACCGGGTACTCCTCGACTTCGCTCAGCATGTGGGGTGCCGGCGTGCCGTAGGTGATGGGCTGTCCGGTAGTACCCAGAGGAGGTGGATAGATCGGCGGGTAGCCGGTATCGATCTGGCCCTCCCACTGCTGATCCATTCCGTAGGTGTGCTGGATGAAGGCCGTCCGCACGTAGAGATCCATCTCGGGTGGCAGCAAGTCGCGGTAGTAGGTGCCCTGAGCCACCATGAGGATGCCGACTGATGGGGCGTTGGCGAAGACCAGGACGCCGCCGTGCTCGTCCAGGATGAAGTCGGTACCCAGAACAGCCTGGGTAGTACCTCCCGCGGTGGTGTCGGTCAAGACCACCTGGAGATTGGGTGACGACACGTTCTCGACAGGAAGCTCAAACCGAAAGGCCACACCGGAGCAGGTCTGCCGGCAGATGAAAGGCCGGGGCAGATCCCGAAGTCGCAGTCTCGCCATCTGTGCGATCCGCTGTGTCGAGGAGGGGTCGACGGGCGGATACGGCAACCCCTGATCGGTATCGGGGTACTGCCCCGGCTGGCCTGCCGTGGTGTCAGTCGGGTTCGGAAGTCCGGAGACCGGCCCAGTCATCGACACACCTCAAGGCTAGGTCTGGGTGGTCAGGGGGGACGCGACACCCTGACCTAGCATTGACCTCATCCGGCCCGCTAACGCCGGTCAAGCAGTGCAGCCAGAAAATGCCCAGTTCTTGTGAGGAAAAATGCCTTCCTCGTCGTTCGACTGCGTCAAAAAATCAGACGTGGACAAACTGGGAAAAGTCATCGCCCAATATCAGAGGATGTCCAAGGCAGGCACGGTCAGGAAGGCGGCAAGAGGGGCCGGCGGGACACTTTGCAACAACATGGCGAGCATGATCAAGGGTGAACCCACCCTCAGGGATTACCACTCTCTGGCTGACTCTCTCCGCGTCTGGCAGGACGAGGGCAACGTCCACGTTGGCCTCCATCCGGACCACCCGATGATCCAGCAGGCCGAAGCGATGCATCAGAACTTCCCGGTCTCCGACGCGGCGATGGATCTGGCGAAGCAGAGCGGTGAGATCGAGGACGAGTTCATCGCGAGATTGCAGAACGAGTCGCGGGCCTGGTATCAGAAGTTCCTGGGCATGAAGGGTGCGCTCGGATGACCATGACTCCCCCGCCCAACGATGTAGTACCCAATCCTCCTTTCCTGGGCCTCTACACCGAAGAGGACATGGGCCTCAAGAATCTGCTCCAGGGGATCATGGTCAGTGACCTCAATGCCCCCAACGAGACCCGCCCGGTGCCGGTGTGGTTTCACAACCCAGAGCGTGAGGAAAGGCGCATCACATACCCGAACATTACGATCCGGTTCGACGGTGAACGGGTGGCCCACGAGCGCGAGCACCGCGGTTGGGTGCAGATCGCTTACTACTACCTTCAGTGGACCCCCTTCGATCCTCAGATGAAGGATCTTCCCTCCATCGAATACCCCCTGCCGATGGACTTCGATTACACGGTCACCGCCAGCGCCAGGATCAACCAGCACATCTCCCAGATCTCGGGCCACCTGGCGATGAGCAAGCTGCATCCGCGCTTCGCTCAGATGACCTGTCCCGCCGGCACGGTACGCCGGATCACCGTGCTCGGCACGACCCGTGCCAACAGCCTCGATCAGGACAAGCGGATCTTCCGGCAGATCTACCAGATCCGCGTCTGCACTGAGATCGAGGACATGGTCACCACTCTCACTACCAGGGTGCGCCAGGCCGTCCTGCGGATCATGGACATGGACTCCCCGCAGCACCAACTGTGGGGTCCAGCAAATATCAGCGCCATCGCTCCAGGCGGTTATCTCGACTCTGGAATACCCGGCCAGTACAAAGCATCGGAGGAATAGCCAATGCCAACCTTGACCAGGCCAGGGGTCTACGTCGACATGTCGGCGTTCCCCACCTACGTCAGTGCCTCGCCGGGTACGGCGGCGGCATGCTTCGTAGGACCGTGCCCTCGTGGCCCGCTGGTTCCCACTCGTGTCAACTCCTGGAGAGAGTTCACCTCCTGGTTCGGAGGGTTTGAGACCGCCTTCCCGCCTAGCAATCTGCACTTGGCGGTGTACAGCTTCTTCTCTGCCGGCGGCACCAGCGCCGTGATCATCCGCGCCTATCGTCTGGACGCCTCAGGTCCGACCATCGCCCAGTCGTCGTTCAACGACCAGGCCACCACCGCGGTACCGACGCTTCAGATCAACGCCTCCAATCCTGGGGCCTGGGGCAACAACCTGTGGATCGACATCCTGCCTGGCAATGTCAAGACCTCCCTGGGGGAGGTGGAGACCTTCACCATCGTGGTGAAGTACCAGGGCAACGGTCCTACGAATGTCGTAGAGACCTGGCCGGATCTGTCCATGACCCAGGGGTCCACCAACCTGGGCCAGGCGAACTATGCGATCCCTATCGTCAACAACCCCTGGACCGGGTCGAAGTACATCAACCTGACCGACCTGAGCGCCGCCCTTCCCACGAGTCGCAGTGTCACTGACGGTGTGACCACGACGGCGTCGACCGCGATCACGTCGGCCACGGCCAACTTCACCGAGTCCGATGAGGGCGGCACGATCACCGGTCCAGGCATTCCACCTGGCACGGTGATCACCGAGATGACCAGCGCCACGGCTGCGACTATCTCCAACCCGGCGACGGCCACCGCCACGGCTGTGCATTTCACCATCACGCCACCACCCTGGATCGACAACCCGGCCCCTACCGCGGCCAGTGTCAACCTGACCGGTGGTGGCGACGGCTCACCTATCACCTTCCAGGATCAGTTCACGGCTCTCCAGAAGCTGGACATGTATCCGGATCAGCCATTCGTGATCAACCTGCCGGGGTACACCACGGGAGCAGACATCTCCAGCGTGATCGGCTACGCCGTGCAGCGCGGCAATGCCTTTGTGGTTGTCGACTCCATCCCTGGTGCCACTCCAGCGGCCATGGTGACCTACGCCAATCAGATGTCGGCTAGCCCCCAGGCTGCTATCTACTACCCCCAGGTGCAGATCTCCGATCCGTACTCCTCGACTCCAGGGGTGACCAGGATGGTGCCTCCAGGAGGCTTCGTCGTCGGGAAGTACATCGACACCGACGCCAGGAGAGGGGTGCAGAAAGCGCCCGCCGGCCTGGGAGCCACACTGCTCGGAGCCTTTGGCTTGGAATACACATGCACCAACGCGGACCAGGGCAACTTGACTCAGGCCAATGTCAACTGCCTGATCTCGGTGCCTGGCTCAGGCGTGGTGATCTGGGGTGCTCGCACCCTGTCGCCTTACCTTGTCACCCGGTACGTGTCGGTGGAAAGGACGCTGATTTACCTGTCCACCGAGATGACGGCCATGGTCAAGTTCGCTGTCTTTGAGCCGAACGACTGGGTGCTTTGGAACTCGATCACTTCGATCCTCAGTCAGTTCTTGACATCGTTCTGGCAGAGCGGTGGCCTCCAGGGCACGAGCGCCGCGGAGGCGTTCTACGTCAACTGTGACGCCACCATCAACACGCCCCAGAGCATTCAGCAGGGCATCGTCAACATCGAGGTCGGTGTGGCACTCCAGTACCCAGCCGAGTTCGTCGTCATCGCCATCGGCCAATGGGCTGGCGGTCAGAGCGTCAGCGTCACGACCGGTTAGGAGGAACCATGACCACACGTCCCTTGAACAGTGATCCGCTCAGGAACTTCCGGTTCCTGGTCACTATCACCTCGCCTAACTCCACCGCGGTTCCTACGACCATCAGTCGGATGGGGTTCATGGCAGTCTCTGGCTTGAGTGTCAACAACGAAGTTATCCCCTATAGAGAGGGTGGTAACAACACGACTACTCGTAAGATGCCAGGGCAATCAGACTTCGGTCCATTGACTCTTACGAGAGGCTTTCTGGCCGTGCCAGTTAATGGTGGAAACGGCGGTACTACCGAGATCTACAACTGGTTCCAGATGATCTTCGCCGTGGCTGGTGGCGGAGGAAGCGGTACGGAGGCACCGGGAATGAACTTCAGGACCGGTGTCACCATCGACGTGCTCCAGCACCCGATCACTAAAACTGGCTATGCAGCAGGCGTCGACAATCCTCCTGCTATCAAGGCCAGATTTGGAGTCTATAACGCCTGGCCCATGGGCTACAGCTTCAGTGATCTGGAAGCGGGTGGCAATGCAGTGTTTATCGAGAATCTCACCCTTGCTCACGAGGGATTTGCCTTGCTTACCACCGCTAACCCGTCCGATCCGACCAGCTTCGTCAACCCCGCTAAGTTCCCATGAGCGATCCGCTGGCTGAGTTCACCGCCACTGTCGTTGATGACCCAGAGAAGATCAACGCTATTGCCAAGGAAGTCACCAAGGCTCCGGTGCCGTTGATGCCGCCCCTGCCGGCTGACACGGTGACCCTCCCAGGTGGCTTCCTGGACGACGACGGCAAGCTGCACACAGAGGCCCGTATCCGCGAGATCAACGGCTCCGACGAGGAGGCCATGGCTCGTGAGCTACGCAGCCCAACAGTGAACGTGCCCAAGGTGGTGGATCTCATTCTCAAGCGGTGCGTGCTGTCGGTAGGGGACATCGAGTCGACCCCCAAGCTGCTCGGCAGGATGCTGACCGGTGACCGGGCCGCTCTCATGTTGGCGATCCGCGTTCTGACCTTTGGCAACGACTGGGAGGTGCCTGACTTTCCCTGCCGGCTGTGTGGTCAGAACTTCGGTTGCGTTGTCGAGTTGGACTCCTCCATCGAGGTCAAGAAGATGGAGAACCCCATAGTGCAGGACATCGAGGTGACCCTGCGTAACGGCCACCTGGCCCTGGTACACATGCTCACCGGGGACGTGCAGCTTGAGATGGTGGGTGACGGCAACAGGACCGGCCCAGAAGAGGCGACCATTGCTATCGACCGCTCCATCCGCTCGCTTGATGGCAATCCAGTGATGGGTCACATCGCCCAGAAGATGAGCATGGCTGACCGGCGCAAGATCATCGAAGCCATGACCGAAGCGCAGCCTGGCCCGCGGATGGAGGAGGTGATGGTCACATGCACCGAGTGCGGGCGGGAGGCCGGTTATCAGATCTCTCTCGTAGATCTCTTTCGTTAGGGATCTCACCACTCTCGACCTTCTCTACCTCCAGTACCGGAGAATCTCTGAGCATTTCCCCGGTTGGAATCTGTCTGAGATTAAGCACATGCCCTACCCAGAGCGACAGCACTGGGTCGAAGTCGTCCTGGAGAAATAAGTGCCACCTGATGGCTACGGCATAGGGCTGTTCGACTCCAAAGGCCCAGAGCGTTTTGCCGAGTCCATCGGCAAGTTCACCTCTGCCCTGACCGGGGTCCAGAGCGCCTTCAATACCTTCGGATCGTCGGCCCAGAAGAGCATCAGCAGCATCACTCAGCTTGTCGACAGCCTGACCAAGAGCATGGCTGGTCTTCAGAAGC